CTCTTCTGGGCATCCGTATAGACAACCCCAACTTTCTCCAATTCGTCATGGACAGTTATGAGATTGAACTTTGCTTGGTAGTCCTCTGACACAGAGACAACATTGTCATCTCCATAGGTGCCTAGGCGTAGACTTTCATCGGTACAATTGTCGAGCGTACCGAACTTCTCAAGCCAAACATACCGAATGTAAAGGGAGTTGACAATGCTATTGATGATAACGGTAAGAGCATGACCGGAAGGATTTGATCCATTCAAGATGAGCAGATCACCAAAGTAGTTGACACAGGGGTAACTACAATCAACTGCCAGGGTATGCATTACTTGAATATCTTCAGCAGAATAATTTCCCGAACACTCAGCTAGCCGTATAATAATGACCCAAGCCTGTAGCATTATCTGCGATGCCTGATGCTGGTCGAAATTCGCGTAATCACCGCAAAAAGTCTTCCATTTCTCACCAGGGAAGTAATGGCGATGTAAAACCGCCCAGTCATCACCATGAGGATTCAGACCAACAGCGAGCTAACTCAAAAGATTGTAATGCTGGAGTAAGCACACGATGGAGAGGAAATATTTCCGAATAAGGAAGAGACCCTCGAAACTTATCGCCTGGAAAACTCTAACTTTACCTTGGGTATTCTTCTTCTCAGATATGGGCTCGTCTTTGAGAGAGGAGTTGAAAATAAAACAGGGTCGAATCCCTTCTTTGCATTTCTTCTCAGCCTCCTCTATCCTTGCTCGCGTAAATTCAGGTATCGTCACTTGTGGTCCATTGCTATCACGGGTATAATTCAGCAACTTGCTTTTTGGTTTAAAATAGGGGAAACCGGCCCCTTTGGAAAAATTCATACCATCGACGAAATCGACGCCGTCAATGCCGAATAAATTGGACTTATCATCCAGCGGCGTAGTTTTGGCAATCTGAGCCTCGGGAATCCGCATAAGGCGCTTGAAGTAATGATCAGCGCATTTCTGCAATTTTGCGGCATCAAAAAATTCCTTGCTGTCTACGAGACTTGACATGCAATTATACCTAGGCATCCAAGATGGGCAGGTGGGCTTGACCTTAGAGGCTGC